CTTTAATTGTACTACCTCTACCAAAAGCCATTGGAGCATAATATCCATCAGACCTCGCTGGACTCTTACCATATACATCTAACGCTTGTTTACCCATAAACGCACCAACAAAAGATTTGTCAGTTTTCTTTAAATTAGTTTGTGGAATACGTCTAAATGCTTTTCTTAAATTACCAGGAACATACTTTGCAACTACTTTCTTTTTGACATATCTTGGATTTTCAAACGGATGACCCCACTTGTCTGGGAAAGAACGAATAGGAGTAGATTGTCTACCTGGCCGAACTAAAGCATTAGCAGCAGCAAAAGTAATTCTACGCTTTTCGGTTTTAGTCATAAATTTACCTAACTTACTCAGCCTTGAATTAACTATTTTTAATCCTACTACATCAATACTCATAATTCACACATTCTAATATCATGTAATCCTTATTCTCTTCTCTGATTGCTACTATATTAAATATATTCTGAGAAGATGCCATCGTCAAATCTACTAACCTCATCTCTGTTGATAATCCGGTACGTCTACGAATCCTATAAAAAACAGATGTAGTAGCTACTTTCTGTTGTTCTTGAGGCTTTTCATCCGTTCTCGTAATACGGAAATCAGCTTCAGCATATAGGGTAATATAGTCGCTATAATCGAAATCAGTTTCCCCATAAGAATTTCTTGTTATCGTTCTTTGTTGAATTTTAACTTTACGGTTTAAGTTACCAATCTTTTCACTCTTTAGATACCTCATTAAAAACCAATTCCCATTCCGTACTTAATATTGTCTAATATAACTCTACTTGCAGTCGGAAGAGTAGCTAAGTGATCCGTTCTATTCTCGTAGTATGTAGCAATTAAATATCGCATTGCTTGAAGTATGTTCCCAGGAACATCAGAACCAGCATCTCCATATCCAGCAACATAAGTTACTGTTAAAGCATTAATCTCATCTTGAATTGAGGGCCATGTATAACCGTTCTTTAATCCAATCCGAGCAACTGGTCTATGTGTGTCTACAACATACTCACTAGCACTCCACGTCTGACTATCTCCATCTGTATCAATATAAGTAATACTTGTTACACTTTGAACTGGATTTACTCCAAGATTAAAGTTTTGTCTAAGTTGATAATCCCTAACTTCAAAATAATCCCACTTCTCTTCTATTGTCTGTGTAATTAATGCAGTCGATAGATACGTTTCTATATATTGCCGAACAGAAGTAATAATGGCAGTAATAAGCGTATCATCATCTGTATAGCTATCTTCTACTTTTAAATAGTTTTTAGCCTCACTTAAAGTGATTGGTTCAGTAGATGGTACACTTATTACTTTAAAAAATGCCATTACTTATTGGTTTTACGACTTTTAGTAGATTTATATTGAGTCTTAACAGTATCTCCTTGCTTATCGTCAGAGAATCCAACTGAAGCAGATTGTTCTTGTACTAATGTTGCAATGCCCTTGTTTACCAAATCTTTTGCAACTTCATCATTAACAAATCCTACTTCCCCTACGTTATAAGCTAACTTGTGTGTCCCAGTAGGACTCTTTAAAAATCTAACCTTTGTCATATTTAACTATTAAGCAGTTAAGTCAATATCTTTAATCGCAGCAAAGTGTGATGGCCATCTCAATCCCATATCCCACCAGCTGTTTACTACCATAGTAACTACTGCGTTCTTGGATAATGTGTAAGGATCAATTACGATGTCTAATCCACCAAACTGTGCAATATATAAAGCATTAAATGCTCCATAAATCATGGCAGACAAATCAGTACCAGTACCTTTAGTCAAGTCAGATGGCACGTTAGTAGAAATCATTGAGTTATAACCATTAACTAATCCTCTAGGCATTTCTCCAGCACCTACTGCACTATCAGTATAAATGAATTGAGCAGTATTAGTAGCCTTTTCAGTAGTCTTTAACTTGCCTCTAACTTGTGGGTTAGTGATGTAAGCCAATCTACCAAAATCTGCATTGTCGATTGCTACTTCTTTTTCCAAGTCTACAACGTGTTGGAAAGTAACTGCACCTCCATTAGTTCCAATTGCAACTACACCAATTCCTCCATCATTTAAGATACCAGTAGGTTCTCCACTACTTCCACTACCATTAATAGCAGCACTATCAACCGCATTCTCAATTGCTCTTCTAATCTCTTCCATCACAATCGCCTCAACATCTGGAGTACTCTGTAACATTAACTGCTTTGAGATGTCTGTAAATGCACCTAATCTGTTAGGAGATAAATCAAGAACACTAAAAGTTGAAACTGCTTCTGCATTAGCATCATTTTCTCCTCCTTCCCATGCAACACTAACAGTTGAGTTCTTTGTGAATCTTAAATTAGAAGTAGCACCTCTAATAACTGTTGCACCAGCTTGTTCAACTACTGGTCGTGGTCTTAATGGAGCAATGTGTCCAGCAAAATCAGTAAACACGCCATAGCCTCCATCAGCACTTGTTGTTACGTTTTGAGATGGAGAAGTAGCAGTTCTATTCATTACGAATCCTGGTACTGCAACGTTACCACTTAAATCTTGACCGAAAGACCTAGCTTCTCTTTGTGCTTCTTCATACGCTTCAGCTTCTGCTCCAGACAATGCCTTACCAGTAGCAGCAGAATTGATTGCTCTTAAAATAGAGAACTTCTCTGTAAATCTTTCTTCTTCAGTAGGCTTAACTACATTACGTCTAACATCAGAGTTTTTCTTAACCTCAACTTTTTCTTGAGATTCTACAAACTCAACGTTAGCAATTTGAGAGTTTAGATCTTCAATCTCTCTCTTTAAATTGTCAGAGTTGGTTTTACCTTCTTCAGTATTGAATTTATCTGAATTTATAAGTGAACGCAACTCTTCTACTTTTTGCGATTTTAGTTCTCGCAACTCTACACTTTTTTTCATTATTAACAATTTTCTATTACAAATAATTCAAGTTCTGCCTTTGCTTTTAGCATTTCAGCATCATCTTGTTTTCTTTCCTCTTGCTTTGGTTCTTCTTCAACCTTTCTATTTAAATGACTAGTAACTGCATCAAATAAGCCTTGGCTTCTGTTTTCAGCAGTTGTCATTGGATAGGCTGGGTTAATTACTGGCCCCATTTCATAAATTTTAGTTATACGTTTAGGAGTAGCCTCTAATGTACCATCTCCTCTTTCTATAATGTCATATCCTTCTTCGGCATCAATTGTGAAAGTAAAACTACTACCACTAATTTCTTTCCTCTGTAAATGCGTTAATAAATCATCCCCAGCTTGTGTTGGAGGTGCTTCAAAAGAGTAAAAAACTCCCTTATCATCAATACTTAACTGTAAAGTGTTAGATGTAGTTCTGCCCATTAGTTTTTCA